TCACCAAGCCAAGTCTGGCCGTTTGCAGCCACTGTGATTGACTCGGGGTAGTAGTAATAGTGCAACTCGATGGTGTACGACGCATCAGGCGTGGGGCCGAGAATGAAAGTCAACTCGTCTTCGTTATCCGAGCGCGGGCCGAAGATGGCGTAGTACCGGGGGATTGCCTTGTCGTCGTTCGGGTTCGGGTACGCCTGCCGGATGAAGTTGACATCCTTGTTCAGCAAGTACTCGTACGCACCTGTGGCATCAATTGCCGCCATCGAATACACCGACAGAAAGTCTGACGGGCACTGGAGGTACTTGTTGTTGGCAGTCGTGGAACCCGTGACGTTCTTACGCAGTGACGGAAACTGAACGGAGTTGTAGATGCGCTGCTCAGCTTGTTGAACGAAAACGGGTATCTGAGCAACGAAATCGCTGCTCGGGTTTTCGGTATACGCCTGGATGGCGTTGCTGAGTTGCGTGTAGTTCACGCCATCGGTCCCCTGGCCATCGTGCCCTTGGTAGCGCAGCCAGTACCACGGATTTTGATACCGCTGGTCTTGGTCGGCTTGTACTCGCCACTGCGCACGTTGGCCACAGACACGTTGGCCTCACGCAGATACTTCTTGTTGTCCTCTTCGCCAACAACGACGTTAGGGACAATCTTGGGAACTTTGTAGGTAGCCATATCAGACCCCTTTCTGCTTGCGGCCAGGGTTCATCTGGTTGGCCACCTTGGCCAGACCACGACCCATCTTCAGCATGTCGCTGTTGGTTTTGCCACCAGCACGCATTTTCTTGACGTTGGCATCAGGATGCGCGCCAGCGCCCTTAGCCATGTGCTTCTTCAGCATTTCCTTGACGCTTGCCATTTTCTGCTCCTATGCCGTCACAACCGTGACTGTACCAATTTGAACCCGCAACACCAAGTTATTTGGCGTCAACCCATCATCAATCCCACTGGCTCCACCCACCGGGTTCCAGCCCCACTGAAAGTCTCGACTACCTTCACTTGGCAGACCTACAGCATTCTTCGTGGTGGCCGTCGTATCTACGACCTGCAACCCGGTGTTGCCTGACTGCACATAGCTGTTGTCCGGGCGGGGGTTGCGCAGACCTTGTGGGTCGTCCACCGGGTACATGCCCAGTTGCAACTGCGGTTGGTCGGGATCCCAGCACTGCGGGCAGACAAGCAAGTCGTAGTTCTTAGTCTTGATGATCTCCTTGCGGAGCACCTTGAGCTTGAAACGGAAGTTGCAGCGGTCGCACTGAGCAATCGCGTACTTACCTGACGCGAACCTATTGCCCATTACGTGCCACCACCGATGAACTGCTGACGCGGCACAAACCGCACAGCGGCCTTCTCCCGATCCTCATCAGCAGCCAGCTGCCACGCTTCGTCGTACTGTTGCTTGAGAATAGGTAGCCGCTCAGCCCCACCAACGATCTTGAGCGCCAAGTAGTACGCCAGACCGGCCACTAGGCAAGGCAAGAAGCGGAACGGCACGTCCATCGTCTTCACGCCACCACCGGCATCCTGCATTCTGCGCATACGCCAGTACACAAACTGATACGTAATGCCGGGCTGCGGAGTCGGCCAAACCGTAATGGACTGCTTCTGAGACAGATAAATCGGGGCGGTTGCGGCGTGGCTGGCTGCGGTAGTCCCGTCCTGGCCACGGCAGCAATTCAGCAGGTACGCCGGGTTGCCATCAGCCGCAGCCTGATATTCGTTATAGAAGATCAACTCGGTACCGATACGAACGAACCCCGCGTTGGGGATGCCGTTGACAGACGACACCGGGATAGATGTAGCCGTGCTGTTCACCCCAGGAGCGGCTACCGTGATGCCCATCAGCGATTCTTGAGCCGTCAGACGCTGGATATACACCTGAATCGGTCGGCCTGTAACCAGTTTGTTGGGGATCGTGGCGTACGTAGAAACACTGATCCGAGTGATGGTCAGGTCGGCCTGATTGTTCGGCACGTTCGGGCTCGTGCGGATAACGTGCTCAATCAGATCAACCGTATCGTCTGGCAGCGCGTATGTCGGTTGTCCCGCAGCCAAAGTGATGACGCCCTGCTCGAACGTCCACATGTTGATGCCACGGTTAGCCCAGTCAGCGAAAAGCAGATTGAGGCTACGCCGCGCTGTACGCAGGTCATAGCCCGTGCGCAGTTCTCCACCCGCACGCTCGAAGGCTTCCTCAACGATCTCGTTGAGATCGAGGTTGAACGTGGACAAACCAGAAGTGGTCATCTGAATCTCGCGGTCTTCTTAGCGATGGCCTTGGGTTGCGCTACGAACTGCTTGCCGGAGGCTTTGCCTGCTCGCTTTGCTCGGGTTGAGGCGGCGTACTCTTGGGGCGAGAGAGCTTTGATCGCAGCTTCTGGAAGATACCTTTCACCCGTGTCAGAAGATCGTTTACCACTCTTGGTCCTCCACTTCTGGTCAGTCCAGTTCTTCAGCGACTGCTGAGGCTTTTTCACTTCTTAAAACCCTTGAGGGTTTGAGCAAATCGTGCCCGCTGACCCAACTTGCCCGGAGCCTTAGCAGCCTTGGCAAGCGTCTTAGCGGGGATAGTTTTGCCTTCCTTGATGCCAAGCGACTTGCGCAGGGCACCGGGTTTCTTGATGGCCTCTTGGATGAACTTGCCGCCCTTGGCCATGCCACCCTTCTTCGCGGCTTCAACACCACGACCTTTGAGGATGTCAGCCTGGGTAACCTTGCCGTCGCCGGTCAGATCAGGAAATTTACTAGCCACGGTAACCTCCGCCTTTTGCCTTGTATTGCTTGGCTAGTAGCTGCGCTTTGCGGGCGCTCCACTGACCTGCTGCCGTGCCCTGCACAGCCTGAGCTTTGATGGACTCAAACAGGGACTTGCGCATACCCGGCTTGGTGTAGTTGCCTGCTTCGTTGACTTTGGACTTCACCTTACCGCCTTCGGCGTACTCAGTGAAATCGGTGTCGTCGCGGCGAGCCTTGCGCTTACCGCTGGGCATCTTGCTGGGGTTGATGATCCCCATACCGCGACTGGCCATCATAGTTACACCATCTTTCCGCGAGTCTTGCCGCGCTTAGCGCAGCCGTCAGCACGAGAAGAAGCTGAGCCACCCTTGGCATACCGGCCCTCAGGAACCGTACCGCGAGTCTCGCGCTTAATCTCCGCAGCGGTTTCGCGTTGCGCAGCTTGAGCTTTTTTCGCTGCCGAAGGGCTATAAGGTGGAGCCTTCTTGCGGGGCTTCATGTCTTTTGCACCTTCTGCGGCTTTGTTATACGCAGCCAAAGCGGCGCGGCCAGAAGGCGTATAGTCTTCGTAGCCAAAATAATCTGGCCGTTTGCGATAAGCAATACGCTCTTCCGCCTCTTCAACGTCCTTAGGCTTGCCCTCATCCGGCATGGGGGGCTCCCCCATTTCGGCGCGGTAAACACCGCCTTTGGCGTACTTGCGCTTCATTTCAGCACTTCCCGCCGCGCTTCATGCCCAGGGGCTTGGCAGCACCCATCTTGACCATCGTGCCCTTGGTCTTGCCCTTCTTGGCCAGACCATCGCGGCTAGGAGCAGCGGTAGGAACAGCGCCCATCTTGGCCTTGGTGATACCGGTACCGGCGCTGCCACCCATAGCCATTTTCTTCATGCCCTTCATTTCGCCACCTTCTGAAAATAAAGCCGATTTGCCATGTCTGGTCTCCGGCTTGTTGATACGCTGGCGGTCAGGACGACTGCCAGTGCCAAATTTGCGGCCTTTATCGGCCTTCATAAACTCTGCACCCACAGACTGAGGGATGCCTGTGCGCTTGGCAGCGGCGGGGTCGTTGGCCACCATCGCCATCAAGTTGTGCTGTTTACGGCTCGTGCTAGGCATAACCCCTCCGAATCAACGCGGCAAGTCCGCCGTTGGCACCACCGGACGGTTGATCAAAACGCACTTCGGTTGCGGGTTGATCTGTTTGACCGTAAGACGACGACCTAAAGTACCGCCCCTCGTCGTCATCACGACCGCCATAACGCAGGAAGTCGTCCATCGGCGTGAGGAACTGACCATCCCGCATCACATAGGCTTGTGCAGGTGCTCCCATATCAAAACCTTGCCCTGAGAGCATCTGATCAATGGTGCGCGCATCAGGACCGCTTACATCTGCCCCTGGTGGCGGAATATCCTCGCGTGACATCCCATACGGGTTGCCATTGTAAATATCACGGAGGGCAGCAAAAGCTGACTCGACTCCTGATCGCCGAGGGGTCAAAGCTAGGGCATTGAGGTATGGATCAGACGCGAGCCCGTCTTGGATTTCCTGCGGCGACATACCTAACGCCTGCAACTTAGGGACAAGTGCCTCCATCCGTGCCTGTATAGCTTGGTCTGACAAATAACCCAGAAGCCTAGGCAAACCAACATAACCAGCAGCGGCGATCAACGGGGCCATATCAGCAATTCCACGCTCTCAAGGATTTGTTAATCCTCGAATTTGGATCTTTTGCGGTTTTTTCGCTCGTCAACTTCTTTTTCATCCCTTTCATACGGGCGCAAAAAGAGTCGCGGCGTGGACCGCCCTCCGGCTGAGGTGCCTTCAGCCCTGGCTTCCCCGGATTCGCGGCGTTGTAGGAGGCTCGCCCCTTGGCGTTCAGGCCGCCCTTGGGGTTCTTTCCTTCCGAACGCTGCCATGCCGGGCTCTTAGCCATAGAACACCATCACGGAACCAATGGTCGTGATGTCGGCATAGATGTTGGTATTGAAAAGCAACCCATCACCCGGCAGCAGCATAAAGTCTGGGCCAGTACTGGCCGGGTACACCGTGACCGTCAATCGGGTAGTGCCGCTGGCACCACCGTCTTTGAAAACCACGGAGCCCGCGCTGCTTGCGGTAGGGATGATGCGAATCGCTTTGATACGCGCGCGGCCAATGTTATTGCCTGCCTGATCGAGCATCTGCCCGTCAGCGGTCAATACTTGACTCGCAAGGACATCAGTTTGCATC